GTTCTCCAGAATCCACGGTGGAAGGTATATCCCTTTCTTTTGAACCGGAAAACATACACCCAAATATTCCATAATTTTTTCATTTTGGCCCCTCTCCATGTTCAAAAGTTTTCAGCTTTTCCTTTCCGAATTGCACCAGATCTTTCACATCAGCTTCACTCATAATGGCAGGCCATTTAAGTTTTTCACCGGCTTTTAAATAAGCTTCCAGATCTCTTTTCCTGGTGTAGTTTCCAATTTTATTCTTGGCTATTTCTTTAGGTGATTCACCTACTTCAAAAGGCACTGTTCCAGATTTAGTTTCAACATCTTTGGTGACAATCTCCTCGGCGGCTTGCACCAGGTGTTTCACTTCGGATTCAGATCCATTAGTTTCTTCCTGTTTTTTCTCTTCATCCATCATTAGTTTTACTTCTTCTGCTGCTGTTTCCAGGCGCTTTTCTAAGTCAGTGCCGGAACCTTCTGGGGTTATGTCTTTAGTTTTTAATTCTTCAACTGTTTTGTTTGCCATTTCCTCAATGGAGTAGATGCCTGCCAAGATGTCGGGGAATGCTTCCCGTGCTGCGAACATTCCGGCACGCCAGTACAGCATGTTTTCCGCATAGGCTGTCCATGCTCCTCCACCTTTAACAAGACCTGCGGCCTTTGCTTGATCTAATGTGAAAGTCCTGCTGGATTCAACTCCATCACGCAGATAAGTGACGGTGCAGGAATAGGCTTGACCGTTTTTGGACTCACGTTTGATTGTCGGAGGTTTGTCGGCATGGGGAAGGACTAAACCCATTGCTGCAATTGCAGTAAGATGGACCGTGTTATGCAGCGGGTATAAATTATGAAGGGACTGCATTGGACTCCACCCATGCCCACGCCCCATCTGTATAGCAGTGAAAACTTGCTCTGGTGTTTTAAAAACTCCGGTCATTTGAGATGCAGACAATGCTTTTGAGAGTCTGAAATCATAATCGAAAAGGGCCATTTCCTTTTCTAGGTGCATTTTTGGCTTTGCTGCAAGTGCAGTCTCTTCATTCATTTGTTCCTTTCATTTCATTTAAGATATCCGCCAGGCAAATCCAGCGGGGTACATCCAGCGGAGCCACATAGGTTTCCGCCTCAGTTCCTCGGTTATGGTGGACGCGCCGGACTTCCCACCGATGCCGGGTGTCCGAGTTGATCATGGCCGCGTGCGTCCCGGCGCGGTTTAAAATGATAAATCCCAAAGGTCTTTCCCCTTGGTCAAAGGATGATTTTCCGGTCACCAGAATATCCGGGAATGGATAGTCTTCCCTGCATGTCCAATCGATGGTTCTTTGCTTCACTTCCAACCGTTTCAAAATATGAAGATCCCCAAGATCCCGGAAGACATCCCGCTGCTGTGGTGTCGGTGCCTTGTGTAGTCCATTCATCTGGACGGTCTGACCTAACCGGGTTAAATAAACTGCCACCGCGCAGACTGCTTGCTGCGACTTTTCCAGTGCAGCCAGGAATCCCTGGTGCGTCTGTTTGAGATCAATCAAAAGTACACAGTCTGTTTACCCGTTTACTCGTTTACCCGTTTGCTCGTTTGCCCCAACAAACGATCTGACAAATGTGCGCTTTTTAGGGCGTGGTCTGCGCCCCAAAATACGCCCCATATTTGCAGACTAAATGCAGACAGTCTGCGTTAGTCTGTTATGGCCATTCCAGTTTCCGCCGCATCCAATCTGGTACTTCCATGGGCTGCTGGTTCCTCGCATATCCTTCCGGTCTTCCCTTTTCCAGATAGGCTTCCCACTTCTGCACCGCCCTGGTGACCATGCCGATTCCGATGTCAATCCACTCAGGATCAATCGGCAGCACGTTCACTTGGTAGGGCGGTTCTATTTCAATAAGAATGTAGTAATAACCATGGACGGTGAAACCGAGCTGACGCCACACCTCAACCTGGATGCCGGCCTGGATAAAAGTTTTGTAATTGAAGAAATCTTTGAGCCACGCATCACGCGAGCCTTTCCCGAGCTGGCGGGATTTGATATCAACCAGGTCATTGCAGAATTCAGAACAATCCAGATCGGGGCGTGCCTTCACTGGTGTCCGCAGCACCTGGCCGAATCCTGAGATTTCTTTTTTGGAATGTTCTAAAAATAGTTTTGCTTCTGGATGTTTCCAGGCTGCTTCACTGCAGCGTTCCGCCGTCAGAAACTGGTGGTGGCGCAGCGGAATTTTGTCTTCACTGACTTCCTGGAAAATCTGCCATTGGTCTTTCCCGGACTTGGTGTTCAGTTTCACATCCGGACCATGAGCGTATCGTTTATGAAACCCTTCCGGGTCTTCGGTTGCCTCATGGATTAGGGTGCCGAGGATCATGGCGTCAGTCGATGCCTGGGGATTTTTCTTTTTATAATCTGCATACGCTGGTGAGACTTCCACATCCATCAGATTGTGTGCAGATAACTCTGGCCGTGCATGATATTCCTCATTGGGCAGATTATCGTGCATTGAAAGCACAGGTTTTAAAACGGAACACAGCTCTTTATTTTCTCCCATGTGTTTGATCTGAGTTGGGAAACTACTTCTTGGACATCATAGATGCTTCGTACAATGTAGTAATGTGAACCAAATGAGGTAACCATTCGCTCAAAGCCGAGTTGGTTTTCATTCTGGGTGCCTTTGGCGGATTTGACTTCCAACCATGCGGATACCGGGATGCCCTCAACCATGACAGTGAGGTGGATGTCTGCCATGCCGGCATTGGATGATTTCCGGAAGCCGCGTCTTTCACCAGTAACCGGGTCTTTCAGTGGAACGCCGATGACATTAATGCGGAACATCTGAACGCCGCGCTGCCAGGCGCCCCACTCCATAATGGCGGATTGGATTTTTGACTCTGGTTCCTTCAGTCGAGATCCCATGACTTGTTCTTCATTTCTTCCATTTCCTTTTCCAACCGGGTCAAGGTTTTGGTCTGTTCAATCTCTGGGAGGATCTTGTGGGCAATTTTAAAAAAGGTCTGAAGATCATTCTGAAGATCCCGCATGGCGGACGTATGATCTTGCAAAATTTTCTTTTCATTATTTTCCATTTTCTGTACTATTGCCCTTGACCTTCTGTCGTTATGTTGATATATTGTACATAAAGAATGAATAACGCACAATGAAAGTGCATCTAAGGTTAATGAATGTCAACAAGAACACAAGAGGAAAAATGAAAAATCTGAAAGAACTCAAGAATTTTAAGGGGAATCTAAGGGACCAACCGTTTGGACTTTTCCCGATTAATAAAAGACAATTCAAAGCTTCTGATATTCCAAAACTCACACCGGAAGAAGTGAATGTCCGCGCACTCCTGTCAAATCCCAATGGCACTAACAAACTCCGCCCCATCATCTGCACCGTTGCAGATCTCCCAGATACCGATCAGTTAGAATTCATCCTCGGCAAAGTTCGCCAACTCCGGGAAAATGCTGCGGTTTCTGAAACATCAGCAGCAGGCGCTGAAGGTGTCCGCACCCTTTCCACACTCATTAAAAAATATTTGATTGAAGTTGCACCAGAAAAGAAAAGCGCCTGGGACATCCGCGCACGCCTCACCATCTGGGAGGAAAAGCTTGGATCAAAGACCCTGGAAGAAGTCACTCCTGCAGATATCTCCGCGATCAAACGTGAGTTGAATAAGACGCGCAGCGGCGCCACTGTTAATCGATTCCTTGGTGTTCTCTCCGCCGTCTTCAGCTACGCGATCCGCGAGCTTCACTGGATTCAATCCAATCCACTTTCCCAGGTTCAAAAGTTCAAAGAAAACAATGACCGAATCCGCTGGTTGAATGATGAGGAACGCGAGCAGCTGTTTGCTGGATTAGAAAAATCCGAAAGCCGCGAGCTGAAAGATCTGGTGATTTTCTGCTTGGCAACCGGATGCCGCAAAGGTGAGGCACTTGGATTGACCTGGGATGATATTGATTTTGAAAGCGGCAGTATTGAATTCAAATCAGTTCGCCGCCGTGTTCTTTGCTCGGAAGCATTCATTGATGAGAAGACCGGCCAGGTGAATCTCTCTTTTAAAAAGAATCAGCATGATGCTGGATTGAAGAATAAATCAAAGATCAAAAAACTGAGCATTGATGATCCTGCATTTAGTCCACTAGTGACGATATTGAAGGAACGCAAGTTCCGGCTGCAGTCAGAATCTAATTTTGTTTTCCCACATGACCCACGGCACGCATGGCAGAATTTGATCAAGCGCACCGGTCTGAAGGATTTCAAATTCCATGACCTTCGCCACACCTGTGCATCCTACGCGATCCAGGCCGGCAAGACCCTTTTAGAGGTTGCAGTTCAGTTAGGTCATGAGTCCCTGGTCAGCGCAAAACGATACGCGCATCATGATCCAAAGGCCAATGTCGGAACCGGAGCAGCAGTCGCATCAAGACTTTTTGGATGACTTTGTTTTGACTGACTTTTGAAGGACAAATGGAACTAACCAAGGAAGAATTAAAAGATCAAGGACGCCGGATCAAGAAGATCCGCCAGGAACAGAATCTGAAGCAGGATGATTTCTGCGCTGCATTGGGCATCAGCAGATTCAGTCTGGGAAGGATCGAAAGAGGTGACCAAGCAATCGATGCTACATCACTTTATAACCTTAAAACAAAATACGATGTCTCTGCGGATTGGATTCTTTTTGGGAAGGATCTAGGAGCAAATACAGCTTTAGAAAAAGAGCTGGAAACTTTAAAGCAACGACTCGCAGATAAAGAAGAAATTATCCACCTTTTGAAAAAGACTGCCGGTTTGTGTAATGAGGTTAAAAGGATTATTAATAGTACATAAACGATCACCCATCAATCACCCATGGCTAAATCGGATGTCACCCTAAACCCGTAAACCGTTGCAAACAGTACACGGAGGTGGATGCGTCACTGGTGGGCGTCCCGGTCTTCAAAACTGGGGCGGTTCAATAATATCAATGGGTTAGCTATAAAAATATCAATCACAATCAATCACCCAGGGGGGTTTCAATCACCCAAACGATCACCCACACATATTAATGTTTCAGATTTACGCACCGGTTTTCCACCAGGGCGTTTTTTTCTCGGCGGGAGTTTGCCGGGGTACATCATAGTTTTAAATGTCTTGGAAGGTGATGCATGATTGCGTTTTTTGCCTCATCCGATATTTGCCCCATTGCTGATTTGGAAAACTTTTTTGCATCATCTGCTTTTAGATCATTGTCCTCCGAATTAACTGCATCGAATAAAAACTGTGCGCCCCATTGAATAATTTCAACGGCAACTTTCATCTCTAATGGTGTCATTTCTTTTTCCTTATTTTAGTACCATGTTTTTTCTTCCAGGATTTATAAATCTTGGGTTTATTAATCGCGAGGTAGCTGCGCTGCTTTTTCGATTTAAAAGGCATCAGCTTTTCCTTCTTACCGGATAATTCCAGAACCCACTCGATCCTGCTGCACGCTCAACCCCATCGATGTGGAGAAACCGATCTTTAATGTCTCCGGTTTGCGCCACTCCTAGACCGGATGCCCCGACATTCTGTGCTACTGAAAAAAGGATCTTTGCTTCCACGCCCCAGATCAAAACATCCACGGCCAGGCCACCGTTTTCCTGGAAGGTATGTGGCCCATTCGGCACCGAGGAAACTTTTGAATTATGGTTGTCACATCGGAATGCTGAACTAAGGAACATGGGCTTGCCGTATGCTTTCCGGATCTGCTCCAAGAGCTTCACAAACTCTGGGTCCATGTCGGCACGTTTACAGTCACCACACCGGCAAACCATTTCATCAAAGGAAAAGTGTTCTGATATCATTTTGGCCATGGTAATAAGTCCTATGGGATAAATTAAAAATTCCCGGCGTGTCAGCTTGGTGTCATTCTTCCAAAGCTTTCCGCACCAGATCAAGAGCTTGGTCATCCAATTTATTTTGGGTGGATTGAACCAGGGTGCTAAGTAAAAGAATTGTGATTTGAATGACAAATTTTTCGCTGGTCAGTTTCTGGAGAATGGTGGCTACAAATTTAGGCATTACGTTTTTCCGTTACTGTCATTGGCTTCCGTTGAGTCAAACCAATACCCGACGCATTGGCTCAACTGAGCTGCTGAAGCACCCACTATTACACTGCTGATTGTCTGCATGGTGTCTGCGATCTCCACTAAAAAAATCAACACTAGGTTGGTGAAAAAAATTCCCATCAAACACAGGGTTAAAATCAACCGGGCGTATATCTTTGCAGTCATAATCTAATCCGCTCAAGTTCCCTGCTGATGTTCTGAAGTTCCACGCCATGCTCCACCAGGGTCTTGTTACTTTCCTTGATCACATCCAGTAGCCGCCCTTCCAGCTCACGCCGATCCGCCCGTGCCTGACCATTTGTTTTCCAGATGAACCAGCTTAAAAAAATAAGTCCAACCCCAGAGATCCCTTGGTTTAAAAGAACCTCAAGAACCTGTTCAGTAGGATCTTTGTGGTCCTGATGCTGTGGCATACGGGAATATCCGTGACTCTGGTCATATCGGTCCTGGTGTTCCCTTGCCTCCAGTTTGTCTGCAGATGCGGGAGCAGCCCATAACCATAGAATAATAAGTGCTGAGACTTTCATAACTGCAGTGCAGCCTGGGATTGTGTTTCTAACCCTGGAACATCCATCGCCGCCCGACTCGGTCTTTGTCCAATCGGTGCGTTTTGATCCTTATAATATTGCTGTGTGCTTTGGATGAAATTTTGTTTCAGACTTGGATCAAGTGCCTCCTGGAAAAATTTAGAAAGTGATGCCCGGCGTGGTCCATCCAGCTTCGGCTGCTTGCCGGCAAATTCCTGGAGCAGGTATTTTTTCTGATCCTGGTAGAGTCTTGGGAAAACCATGGTGATTGCTTCCATGTGTTCTTTGGTTAGGCTTCCCCCGGCAACGTGCATCAGAATTGAATTCGGATCATTGATCGTTTCCACATACCTCATAAAACGCATTATTGAGGGCATAGAGGGCATGGAATTCTGGTTGTTATAGAGCAGGGTTTGTCCTGCGATTGGACTAACCGGCAGCCTTTCCTGGAGAAAATTGATACCATTGGTCATGGTCTGGATCAGCTCCAGGTTGATCGACTGATCACCATCGACTTCCGGGACCATTCTTTCCATCCGCGCAAACAGTGTCTGAGGGTTTCCTGCAAAGTTATTTAGATCATCGCGGACCTTTTCAAACTGCTTCAAAGTGACTTCTGGTGATGGCGGTGTCGGTGCAACGAATTTCACTGCAGCTGCATCGCCTACCCTGGTGAGTGAATTGACTGCACCTCGGATCATCTTCTCGGACTTGCCGGCCATGTTGAGCATCTCACCATAGTCAGTGATCCGGCTCATGGTCCTGGCAAGCAGCAGCTCGCCGGAATCCCTTAGATATTTTCTGGCCATTGCAGTTCCGGCAAAGGTGGCTGCACCAATTAATCCGCCGGTCACCAAACTATCCGCCGCTGCCATGGCGCCACCTCCAAGTCCACCGCCAATAATAAAGCTGGTCAACGGTAGTCTATTGTTAACGGCTTCCCGCGCAGCTGCTCCGGATGCAATGTCTCTGATCTGCTTTAATGATGCATAGATTGCCTTTGCCTCGATGAATTCCGCATAGGTATTTTTTGGAAGTGTGGTGACCTGGGAAAGGCGCCCGGCAATAGCATCGAGGGCATTTTCAGATTCCTCCCGGATGATGCTGGCCATGGCGTTGAAATAATCATAGTCCTCTGGGTTCCGTTTATAGTTTGCCAGGTTCTTCTGATACCAGGTTTTCAGTTCTTCAGACTCCCGGAAGGAAAGCTGCCGGCCTGCTTTAAAATGCTTCCAAAATGGATTCGTATTTTTGTAAGCAATATCACGGAATGCCTCGATGCTGGCTTCCGCTCTTCCGATCTTTGCTAAAATTTGAGGTTCATCCACCATCCCTTTTCCAAGTGCCTGGGGATTGTCGATGATCTCCCTGGTCATCCGTTCTGCAATTGATTCCGGATCAAACCGGATGTCATTTAAAGGAACGCCTGCTTTTTTGGCTGCACCTTCCACGCGGGTGATGATGTCATCAAGTTTGCTGCCGTATTCTGGAAGCAGCACATTGTCCAGTTCCTTCACCAGATCATCTGCATCCTCACCGAGGTTTTGCAGCACACCCTTTTTGTCGAATTCCTTGATGCGTCTTCCTAGTTCATAAACTGCATCTGGATATTTTCCTTTTTGGGTGACTTTATTCCAATCTGGTTTCAATCCACCAAGTGCGCGGAAATATGCTTTGTTGGTTTCCTTGGTGAATGCACTCTTTCCGGAAGACAAAACTTTGGACACGGCCCCTACCAGACCCCCTGCCACTCCACCAAACCCGGCGCCTGCATAAATATGGTCTGCAAGCAGTGGGCGTTTCTCCGGATCATCTAGGATTTGGCTGCTGGTGGCATACATTCCACCCACGACAGCACCCTCCGCAGCTCCACCAGTTGCACCGGTCAAAACTCTTTCTGCTAATCCTCCGGCTTTTAAAGCAGCTTTCTTTCCAAGATAATGCGCGGCCAGGGCGCCACC